TTTACCACGGCTTGCCATCAGGCAAGCCTTTCCCGCCCACCACCCCTCAACCCTATCAGGTTATTGGTAAAGATGTTCGGCGTGTCTATGCAGGTAACCTTCGGTAACCTTTGGTAACCTTGGTACATGAATCAACTTCCTCCTCATCGGTCTTATAGCCAGCTTACAACGTGGCAGTCCTGCCCTCAGAAATACTTCCTGAGTAAAGTAGCCATGGTTCCAGAGAAGCCAGCAGTATATCTAGCTGCAGGGTCTGCAGTCCACAGTATGATTGAGTGGTTGAATCATGAGTTCTACAAGCAACAGCAGGCGAATGATTGACCAACGTGGTATACCCAGTAATGAGTGTATCAATTGCGGTAGCAATGTCCAAGTAGTTCGTGCTATATTTCAAGACTACGAATTAGTTATGTGGTTCACCGATAGTTTCTGCGGTACTTGTGGTTCTCCTATGACAACCCCAACACCAGTGGACCACCCAGAATATGTGAAGCCACACTACCCAGAGGAAGAAGACGATGAGTTTAACTGAGAAGTGGCTAGAGATTTTTAATGATGAAGTAAAGGATGTCCAAGACAAATCGGGAATCCCATCATCAGAGTGGAAGACAGCTGGTCGCAAGACCGCTGCTCGACCAGATGGCGAAGACCTTTCGTTTTGGCAAAGCGATGGACTCAAGCAGGTGGAGGCGTACCAGAAATGGTACGAACAATCTGGTTGGAAAATCGCTACAATGCCAGATGGTCGTCCTGGAATTGAGTGGTCAGCAGATGTACATTTCGGAGGTACACCTGTTCGATTTATTGTGGATGCCATTTACCAAGTAGGGGAAGACTTGGTTATCGTGGACTACAAGACTGGTTCCAGGACACCATTTGGTGTTATTCAGAATGGCTTATATGCCAGCGGTATTGAAAAGATTTTTGGAATTCGCCCCAAGTGGGGCGCATTCTTCATGACTCGCAAAGGCGAGCTTGATGATTTGGTTGACCTATCTCACCTCAATATAGATTACTATGAGCATGCATTTGCTTCCATGAATCATAGTGTACTTAACGGTTGGTTCCCAACATTCGTTGGAGAAAACTGTAAGATGTGTTCCTACATGGACAAGTGTCCAGCATGGGGTTCAAAAGATTTCCCATTACAAATACCAACAACAGGGAAAGAAAAGGAGAGAAAGTAGATGACTGAATCTATGTTCTCATATACAGGTAAGTTGAATTCAACTGACCTATTCACCGTCCGAGGTAATAGCGTTAGTGAATTCAGAGCTAACCTCAACGCAGCAGTCGAAGCAATCGCTGAGGCTGTGCAACTACAAGCATCACTATCTGGTCGTGTGGCACAACCAGTTGGTAATGCATACACACCTAATGCTGATGCAGCAATTCAAATGCTGCAGGATGCAGGTCTAAATCCACAGCCAGTGGCTGCTGGAACCGCACCTCAATCAATTGAGGTTGTCAAAGACAAGTACGGTAATGAATGGACATATGGACATCCAGATGCTCCAGACCTACCAGACGGTCGTGGCAAGTACGCCAAGAAGAAGGGCGTATCAAAGGCAGGTAAGGCATACGTTGGTTGGTTTGACCCAGCCAAAGGACCGAAGCCGTTCAAGCCAGGCGTTACCGAAGCCGAAACAATTTGGGCTAAGTAATAATGCGTAGCCTATTGCAAGTAGTGGGTGTTGAATCACCAGCTGGTATTCAGTTACCAGAAATCCTACCTCAACTCACCGCCAGTCAAGTTACCTTTCGTCAAGCGCAATTGCATTTGATTGCAGGTCAACCAGGCGGAGGAAAGACACTACTTGCATTATGGTACGCGATTACTTCTAAAGTTCCATCGCTCTACATATCAGCAGACTCTGACTCCAGAACAATTGCAACTCGTGCAGGTGCAATCATTATGGATAAGGAAGTTGCTAGCGTAGAGAAGTTGATGGATACAGATGCGAGTGTTCTCCTTGAGGATGCTCTTGCTGACGGCGCGAGCCATGTTCGGTTCGCCTTTGACCCAGCACCTTCTCTTCAAGATATTGAAGAGGAGATAGAAGCGTGGATTGAATTGCATGGCTCCGCCCCAGCAGCAGTATATGTAGATAACTTAATGAACGTAGCAGCAACTAGCGATAGCGAGTGGACTGCATTACGTGATTGCATGTCAGCATTCCATTACATGGCACGTGAGTATGAGTCAGCATTTATTGTGCTACACCATGTGTCTGAGAATGAACGGATGTCTAAGCCTAACTATCCAGCACCACGTAAGGCGCTAATGGGTAAGGTCGCTGCTCTACCTGAATTGGTATTGAGCGTAGCGTTAGACAGTGGGGCAAACGCTTATCGCGTTGCCGTTGTAAAGAACCGTCATGGTAAAGCTGACCCTAACGCAGAAGAATATGTAACGCTAGCAGCAGAGGCTAGCAAGATGGCATTGTATAACTCATCGGCTGAACTGTTCCGTCAAAGGACATTAAGCCAGTGGCAGTAGGTAACTCAAGCTTTGATTTAGATTTTAGTTATGGTCAAGCTGGAGAGAACCTAGTAGAAGAACTACTTACTAGTGGCAAGACCATTGAAGTTAAACGTGACCGCAAGTGGCACTCTACTGGTAACGTATATGTAGAAGTTGAATGCTGGTACATGCGTACCGAATCATGGGAACCATCTGGTGTGATGGTAACCAAGGCAGCATACTGGGCGTTCGTATTAGAGAAGGGCGTACTGATGGTTCCAACTGACCACGTGTTGTACGCAATTAAAAACTTTGGTCGTGAGATTACTTGTGAGATACCACCGAACAGAAGCAAAGGTTATCTAATTACTATAGATGACTTGCTTACATCAATGAGGGATTTGAAAGATGGCTAGACCGCACAGAATTATATGGGGCATGTGGGTTAAGTGGCAGGTGCTTGATTATATTGGCGTTAAGAAATCTAAAAGATTTAAGCATCTAATAATTACCGACGAATCTGCTTTACAATATTGGGAAAAGATATATAGGATTAAGCAACAACTATAAAGGAGTTAAGGTGGAGTTTCCAGATTTAACACAAGGTCGTTGCAGGGAAGTTGGAGATATGTTCTTCTATCCCGACTCAGAGAACGAAGGCGATACATCTATGTATGCTTTTGGTAAAGCTATTTGTTCTAGCTGTATAGTTAAACAACAGTGTTTAGACTGGGCAATACGCCACGAAGGTTACGGTTTATGGGGTGGCATGACACCACGTGAACGAATGGCAGAACGGCGCAAGCTAAACATCCAACTTGAATCAATCATCCCAGGAGATTACGTATGAGTTCACCACAAAAAATTAAAGGTTCACAGTATGAACGCGATGTTGTTAAGTGGTTACGCAGCATGGGTTATCCTTGTGCTGAACGTGCATACGGCGCTGGCAGGCACGACGATGTCGGTGACATCGACGGCATCAATGGTGTTGTTATAGAATGTAAGAATGAAAAGGCAATAAGAATTCCACAGTACCTTCGGGAACTGGAGGATGAGATGACACATGCTGATGCTGAAACTGGCGTGGTGTTAATCAAGAAGCGTGGCACTTCTAATATCTCAGAGTCGTATGCAGTAATGCCTGCGGAACTCTGGGTCAATCTGCTAAAACAGGCAGGTTACAATGGACATCAGTAACCAAGTGACAGATGGTTACAAAATGAAAAGAGGTAACTATGCGGTTAATGTTAACGATGAGCTTGGCGATGGGACTAGTGCTGGTATCACCAGCAGAAGCAACATCACCATTACTTACAAAAGAAGTTCTCATGTCCAAGATGGACAAGGAAACCAAAGTGGAGTATGCGATAGCTCAGTTCGTAACCGACAGCAAGGAACGACTATGTGCAAAGCGCATAGCCTACAAGGAGAGTCGATACAACGAGGACTCACTCAACAAAAAGAGTGGGGCTCGTGGAACTTGGCAGTTACTGTGGGCTCAACCAGGTTGGTCGTTACTGAAACAAACACAGGAGGCACACGACTACGTGCTTCACAGATACGATACTTGGTGCGGAGCGTACAGGTTCCATCAGGAAAGGAATTGGTATTAGAAAATGAATCAGCCTGAATTCTTAGAAGCAGTCTTCAATCATTACGGATTGACCTTGCCACTTGGCGGGGAGAAATCAATCCTGTGTCCTGTACATGATGACTCACGTAAGTCTGCTTCGGTGAATTCAGACAAGGGAGTCTGGGTATGTTATGCGTGTAACGCAAGTGGTTCTGGTATACAGATAATCATGGCACGTGAAAACTTAACATACCCAGAAGCCCGCAAATGGGCAGAGAAGAACATAGGCAAGGAGTCTAAGTCAGCTGCCCCATCACGTGGTCGTAAGAAAGGCAGCAGTCGGTGGACACCACCGAGATTGAGGGCTGCACTATGACAACGATTGTTGGTATACAACAAGACAACGGATGTATGTTAGTGGCTGACTCACGTACCACTGCAGGTAATAGACCATACTCTCATCCGATAGTTACTAAGATTAATAAACGTGGCAAGTGGTTAATCGCTGGTGCTGGTGACGTACAACCATGTGATGTGGTTCAGCATGTGTGGAAACCACCAACCATTCCAGCTAACACTAAAGATGAATATCATTTTATGATTACAACCGTGGCTCCCAGTATCAGGGATTGCATTAAAGAGTCTGGCTATGTGCCAGACAAGGATGATGCAGATGCTGGGTTCGAATTACTATTGGCTGTTAACGGAACCATCTACCAAGTAGATGATTCCTATTCTGTATACCTTCGTGATGATGGGCTATATGGGATAGGGTCTGGTTCATCGTGGGCATTGGGCGCACTGGCAGTAGGTGCGACTTGGAAACAAGCAATGCAGATAGCAGCAAAGAACGATGTGTATACTGCTCCCCCATTCATAGTGCATAGGCAGGAAAAGAAATGAGAACAAACCCCAAGCTCATTGAACTTTGGACACGAGCAGCCCACACATACCACCAAGCTTTGACTGGTTCACCAGCCGAGGCGTACTTAACTAAACGTGGCATCATAGATGGTGCTGAAAAATTTTTACTAGGATATGTAGAGGAACCAGCTGCTGGTCATGAGGACAGACTCAAGCGCCACCTATCTATCCCATACATTACCGAGGCTGGCGTAGTCGGGTTCAAGTTCCGTCGGATAGATGACGGTGACCCGAAGTATATGATTCCCACTGGACAGAAGCATCACCTGTATAACGTGGGCGCAATACTTCACGCAGTTCGTGAAGTATTAATTGTGGAAGGAGAAATAGATGCGATATCTGCAACTCTTGCTGGTCACCCTGCTGTCGCTGTTGCTGGCGTTAACGCTTGGAAGCCTTATTTCTCACGTTGTTTCGATGGTATAGGCAGAGTAATCATTGCTACCGATAACGATGTGAAAGAGGATGGCTCTAACCCAGGGCAGGACTTAGCTCGTCGATTACAGGATGCAATACCTCAAGCAATCCGCGTGTCGCTACCGCCTGATAGCGACATCAATAGTATAATTGTGCGCCAAGGAGCTCAAGCTTTAACAGATTTGATTAAAGCACTAGACGATTAGAAGGGGCTGCCTTGGCTGAAGACACAACCATCCTTGAATTTGAAGAGGATGCTCAGAAAATATACGACGAGTTGCTCGCTATCTTAGTTAAGAAGCAACTTGATTATGGTCCATTCAACATCTGGCATGCGCCAGGTGGCGCAACCAATGGGCTGATGGTTCGTATGTCAGACAAGCTAGAACGTTTGAAGAATCTGATATACAAGAATAGGGAACCGAACAATGAATCTTTAGAAGATTCATTTGTTGACATGGCTAACTATGCAATCATCGCCTTAATGGTACAGCGTGGAGTGTGGGCTAAGTATGCCGAGAAACAGAAATAAAACTTACGAGGAACAACGCATCTCTCGCATACGGTCTTACGGTATTAGTGTCGAAGAGTACGACCGCATGTTCGCAGAACAGAATGGTGGTTGTTACATTTGTGGGGAAGCTCCCACCACACGTGCGCTCGACATCGACCATTGTCATACGAGTGGCAAGGTACGAGGACTTCTTTGCTCTAACCATAATCGCGCCCTTGGTTTATTAGGTGATGACCCTGACCTATTGCTTAAGTCTATTGAATACTTGGTGAAGACCCATGGTTGAACTAACACGTGACCATGAGATATGGCAGAAGGTAGATGAGATAACATCTATCATCGCCTATAACTTATCCAAGAAGTACCATCGGTTTGCTGAACGTGAAGATATCAAGCAGGCTATGAATGAGTACGCTTGGAAACGCAAAGACAAAGTCAATGAGTATCTCATGCGTGAAGATGATATCGAACGCAGGATGGGATACAAAGCTTTCAGTACATTCATGCGCCGAGCTGGCGAGCGATACGCTCGCAAGGAGAAGGCACGTACATTAGGTTATGAACTCGGTGATGAATACTTCTATCGTGTTGAGATGGTTGAGAACTTAATTAAAGTTCTCGGCTCCGAAGATACCCACTTGGTAAATCAAGTGCTAGACCCAGATGTTCATGGCATCAAAGCTAAGAAGCAACCGAACGAAGGCAACAATCTTCTTGCACTGTTGGCTGATGTAGATAAGGCGATGAAGAAGCTAGACCCACGTACGCAAGGGATACTTAACAGTCGCTTCGCTCAAGACCTACCACTTACAGAGATAGCGACGGCATGGGATATATCTCCGCAACGAGTGGAACAGATAGCAACACGAGGCGTTAAAGATATTATCGAATCGCTCGGAGGTGCAACACCTTATGCCTAACTATAACTTTGTATGTCGCATGTGTGACAGAGAGTATGAACTCTACGTTGGCTATGACCAAGATGAGTTTCCTAAATGCGAAGACTGCAGCATTACATTAAGCAAGGTGTTCACCCCACCTGCAATCCATTTCAAGGGTGGCGGATGGGGAGGAAGTCATGGCAGCTAACAAGCGTGAGCTGGTTGAGAAGATGAAAGCTAAGACCAGCGGAAGCAACAATCAAATCATGTTGACGTGGTGCGATAACGGAACCGTTGATGGAAAGTTCATGGAAGGTGTTGTGTATTCGCTGTTAACTGCGGGCTTACCGATTACATCAGCGCAACGTGTGCAAGGTAATCAGATAGGCAGGCAGCGTGATACTGCATTCGATACATGGCATAAGAAGACTGACTTTGATTGGATACTGTGGGTAGATAGCGACATCGTTCTTACGAACGAGTCGCTTAAGAAAGTGTGGGATGCAGCTGACCCAGTAGAAAGACCAGTTGTATCTGGTACTTACTTCATCAGTAAGCAGATGGAATCCTCCATCATGCAACC